CTCAGAGAAGGGCAAGAATATGGGTAGATATAAAACCCGTGAAGAAGCTAAAAAACGCCTTCGCCAGATTGAATATTTCAAGCACAAGAAAGCCAACCACGACGATGAGAGCTACTCTTCGATAATGCGCGCTCTAAATAAGCAAGATGAAAACGAAAAGATGAGCATTTTTCAGCAAGTGTTCAAGCAGGAGTTTGACAAGGAGTTTCTTGCTGGAAATGAAGTTCCCGAAATAGATGCGCTCGAAAAAGCAAAACAAGCTATCGCTGAGTCAACCTATGAGGATATGCTCATCAAATCTGCCAACGCGCTCGAAATGGGAGATCCAACCTACGCTGGCAAATATTTGGCTGAGCTAATCAAATTCTTGCTACGAAGGATATCCGAAGCTAAAAGACCCAAGTCTATCGAGAATCTCAAAAAGAAGATCTATTATCTCAATGAATACGAGTTGGCAGGAAAGAAGACCCCAAGCTCAGCATCATTAGGGCAAAGTATAGTTCTATTGAAGCACATGCTCATGGAGCATAATCCAAAGTATATCAGAGAAGTCCTAAATAGTGTTGTCAGGGCGCTATGATTTCAAACTTTCACAAGGTTGATAAAGGAATTTATCGAGGAGCCTCACCCTCTCCGAAAGATGTCCGACTGCTACACGATAAATACGGTATCGATAAAATCGTTTCTCTCGATGAAATCTCGGGTAAAATAATCGACCGTGCCTGCAAGCTACTCAACATTACACACATAATGTTACCCATCGATATGAACAAGCGAAGTTCTCTTCTCAAATTCCTATCTCATGACATCACAAATCTTCTTGGCGGAGGACATGCCTTCGTCCATTGTCATTATGGCCGTGATAGAACTTCGTTAGCCTGCGCCCTTTATCGTTGCAAACATGATGGATGGACTTGCACCAAAGCCATCAAAGAAGCCAAGTCTTTTGGCTTCGGAACTGATATTCCTCCAAGTATTTTTTCTCTATATGAGAGGATTATTCGCCACGCTTGCGGCTGCGGTAAAGCCCAAGATGATGTCAATGCGGCCTATGATATTGTCAGCAATCAGCAAGAAAATCCAAGCAATAATCTTGGATATACACTCGATGCATTAGAGCAATTGTCCTGGTCTCCATACAATGACTATCGTGTTAGAGAATTCCCGTATTCTACCATTGATTCCGGTTGGCCGGAGCAGTATCAGTCGCGCAATGACTACGGACTCGATGATGCTCTCTATCAAGACCTTGAGCATGACAAAGGAATGGAAATTCCACAGGTTGGAACATACGACCAGAATACCAGTGGAATCAATGGAGCGGGGCCAAGTCTAATAGGTGGCGGATTTATTTGATCCGAATATAATCGCATCTCATAAGAATGAAGCACGCTATCGCAGTCCAGCTATCATATGAAGTGCAAAACGAAGAGAAAGACAGGGCAAATAAGGCCGTTTTGTATCTCGATTACATTGTAAAACTTCTCAGGAAGTGCAATGAGCATCTCGATCTGATTTACACACCGTTCAAAGACAATCCGAATATTACCCCGGCCGATGCCTATAAAGCACGAGCTGGATTGAGAAGGTATCGTGATAGAGTCGCTGATAATTTCAATCAGCTAAAGCGTAATGCTTTTAGGTGCTTTATGCTCCTGAGGACTTTTGATAGCGACACTCAAACCAATAAGCTCACAAAAGCATTTGTGGCTTCTATTGGTGATATTGAAAAGCAGGTAAATCGATTCTTGGACTTGTTTGGAGAACTGGAGTCAAAAGATTTTGGAGCAACGGTTGTGAAGTCAATTGAGAATATCAAGAAGGAAATTTCTCAGTTTGAGCAGACGATTGAAGATAGAATAAAGAGCCATATCCAGAACAATATCCTGGCAAAATCTTGGACAGAATCGGTCTCAAAGGAACTTGAAGAGGTGATTGAGGATTCGATTCCGTTTAGTAGACGCTTGGTAGAGGAGCGCGAAGAGAAGATGAGCGGGGGTGAACGTGGCGTGGATATGGTTGGAATCGCGGGTGGTAGCAATATAAACGGAACAGATGGAGACGGGCATGTTTAGAAAAGTAGGAGATGCTCAAAGCATCACGAAGATTATTGTGGCGGAGGAAGTGGATGAAGGCGGAGTTCTGACGGATCCGAAAGAAGTCGCGGCGCGCCTGGCCGTGGCAAAGAAAAAAGTCGCTCAGGAGGCTCAGGACGCTGGTTTGCCGTTGGGTGAGACTGAGAAGTCGGTTTTGGGTGAACGTGGGTTGGCGGAAATGCTGGGATTGGATAAGAAAGTCTAACTTTAGGTAGGAGCCAGGACGAGAGGTCGTGGGTTGATGTAGATAGCTTCGCGGGTGATGGTTTTGTTAGTCCATTTTGTGCGGAGGCGGTCGATCCAGGCGAGGAATTCGTTTATTGCATGGAAAGTCTAATAGACCAGTTTGTTGCCAAATATACTGGCTCCTATATTGTTCCGGTGTCATTACAATCTGATGACCAATAATTCTCTGGACATAAGAATTGAATTCGACAATGGATTTCGATAATTTTGCCGTATTACACACACAACAGCATGGAACAAGATTCCAAAAGTTATGGACTTGTTCATTCGAATCAATTCGATCACCACCATTGTAATAGAAGCGAAACTGTTCCGGAGTATAACTATTCAATACCGAACTATACAAGATCTGTTAATAGATGTATCATTTGGATCTGGAATGAATATTACGGTTAGCTTGCTATACTTAGCATCTACAAGAACACGAACACATCGTTCTTTCGAAGATCGCTTTTGTAGGCAACCACAGGATAGAGTATGATTCTCTTTTAGACCTCGCAACCTAATCAGTTTGATTGTTCCACAATCACATTCACATTGTGCCACTTTCTCACGACATGGAACATTGTCATTGACGATATCAAGAATAACCACTGACATACTCCCACGACTGAAGTCGTGGGGTTCAGATGTTACATAACCGCCTTACGAGACTGCATTATACATTGCATCTTCGAGCCTTGTCAGTGTTGAACTTCTCATAATCTGGGAAGATCGAAAGGCTCTCGTCAATATCTCTGTCTATTGACGACTGACCACCCATATGTCGCAATGCTATATTGAAAGCAGCATTGACATCTGCGTGATCTGTGTGTTCGCATTGTTGGCAATAGAAACTTTTGCCATTTCTAATTCCAATAACTCCGCATCGGCTACATAACTGACTGGTATAGTGCGGAGCGACCTTCAAGATAGGCACACCATAACGCATCGCTTTGTAGATCAGAAAACTCTCCAACTGATAGAATGACCACGAATTGATCATACCATTCAATTTTCGACCTTTTGACTTCTGTTTTCTGATACCTTTCAAGTCTTCCAAAACCAAACCAACCTTATTAGCGACACAATACTCGATGATTTCTTTTGCTATCTTGTGATTGATATCTTTCATAATGTTGGTTTCTCGTCTGCCAAGCGTTTTCTTGACAAACTTGTATGCACCTTGCTCTTGTGCTGACTTGCGTATGTTTCGGTATTTGTTGCGAAGATGCGAACACGATTTACCTAATTTTAGCACCTTTCCATTCGATGGATTAGCAAGCACCGCGATATGCGATGTTGCGTTTCTATCGAGACCAACATAACCTGTTGGTGAAAAGACTATTGCTTCGACAACCTCTACTGAAACAAACGCAAACTCGTTAGATAACTCTACTTGATTCACCTTTGTGAAGGCTGGCAGGTGTCGGATATCTAACAACAAGTCCAATGGAACTATTTTGAGAGTTTTGTTTTTGACCTGAATTGACTGACTGGGAACAATTAGATTGACTTTCTTGATTGATTTGCACCTCTTATTCTTTCCATACTTACGAAGTATTTGATTTGATATTGCTGATTTGAGACCTATATGAGAAACTTCTTTGGATGACAACTTGTTGCGATTTTTTATAGCAAACTCCGCCACCTGACGAGCCTTTTGTAGATCGTCATTCAAATCGAATTGGTGTCGGATTTTGTATGTTAGTATCACTTATTTTTCTGCTCGGTTATGTAGTTTTTGACTGTTTCTTCAGATATATGACCAACGCTTTCAGCAAAATATGATCTTGTCCATAATGTTGGCAAACGAGTTTTCAGTTTCGGAAACTCTTGACGCAAGATACGAGACGAACGACCTTTCAACTGTTGAACAATATAATGTGGCGAATGGACTGGCGAACACTTGACGAAGATATGAACGTGATCTGGCATAATTTCCATTGTTTCGATACTGCATTCGAGTGAGGTGGCTATCTCTGGTAGCAACTGTTTTAGTCGTGTTTCAATATCATCTACCAAAACCTTGCGACGATATTTTGGACACCATATGATGTGGTATCCGAGATTGAAAATCGCCTTATTGCTGTGTGTCCATCTATTAGCCATCTGTCAAATATATATCGTCTTATGCCTTATGTCAAGCAAAAATCGACATTGCTATCGAAAATAATTTCGGAGACGCATTCATCCAACGACTGAAGTCGTTGGCTTTCTGCTACTGGGATCGTAATCCGTATCGTTTACCTATTAGGTGTTTGTCCGAGCTTGTTGATCCCTTACGCATGTGATCATAATATGGAATAGTTTCGCATCAGAAAGATAACCCAGAGGAAATGTTCATGTTCAATAAATTCGGCGAATTGACCTCCATCACAGAAAGTGATATCCAATCGCATACTTCAGTTGCTGCTTATCTCACTGATAGTGAGATAAACTCCAGATTCGAAAAATTCGCGGCTAATCTCAAGAGAATAGCCCCCAAGTCGAATGAGTTTCTCTATTTCGTAAGTCCCATCATAACAAGTGCAGAAGCATCCATATTAAACCCAGATGGCACCGTCAAAAAAGGAAGTGATGGCAAACCGATAGAAGCTCATTGGGACGTCCAAGGTGATACTTGGAAATGGGTTTGTACTGATCCTAAAATTTTACCCCACCGCAATAACAATGGAGATATCTTCCCAGAACAAGAGATTATAGCTGCCCACAAAAAATGGGCAGGTTGTCCTTTACTTTTGGATCATGTTTCGAGTGTGGAAAATTGTCGTGGCGTTATTCTCGATGTATATTACGATCGCAAGTTCAAAAGAGCCATTGCACTAATGGCCATTGATCAAGTATCTTATCCAGAACTCGCAAGAAAAGTAGCAACTCGAACAATGACAGATGTTAGCATGGGATGTGCGGTATCTATGTGCATATGCACAGAATCTGGGTGTCATAAGGCAGCAAGAACAGCTTCTGAATTTTGTAGACATATGAAGGCAAAGGGAACTGGTTATGGCGAGATAAATGTAGGGTTAAATCCACTCGAGGTGTCTCTGGTCCTTAAAGGAGCTGAGATAGGCGCAAAGATACGAACAGTCTTCGCCGCCGCGCAACAACTCCATTCAGAACTCGATTCTAAATCAGCAGAACTCGCACAAACCTCTAATACCACAAAGCTCGCCGAACTCGAACACGATCTCAAACAAATCGCGTCAAAATTCCTCGAACTCAAAGAATCGATGGAGAATACAGACTCAGACAGTAATAATCTATCTGACACAGCTCCCTACGGAATAGCGGGCGATGCCAATCCACCATCAGATGAATTAGACCCAAATACTACACAGCTAAATATCCCAGATCGCTTGGCATATAATAATCAGGCATTAGTCCAGGAGCTAAAAGCACTTCGTGCCAGCTTCGAAGACAAACTTTCAGGAATAGAAAAGACCCTTCAATCAAAAAACGAGGAAATGAATATGGCAACGGATAAAAACAACACAAAGACTGCATACTGGCTCGGTGGTGGAGAGGGTAATGAGCCTACTCCGGGGAAACGAAAGTATCCCGTCGATCCACTGAATGAAAAAGCCCGTATGGAAGACAAACAAATGGTGGGGCAAAAGTCTTTTCCTGATGTAGGAGCAGTCGATGGTCTACATCCATCCCCAGAGTCTGTTGATGAAAAAGACGAGCTTAAGCGCAAAGAAATGCTCTCCCGCGCCGAAGTCGAAGAGCGCCAGATGCGTCGTAATGCTGCTCTCAAGCAGGCCAAAGATGTTCTTGAGCAGAAAAAGGCTTATTGGCTTGGTGGTGGCGAAGGAAACGAGCCCACACCAGGCAAAAAACAGTATCCGGTCGATCCACTCAACGAGCAGCTCCGTGCTAAAGAAGACAAAATAATGGTAGGACAGTTTCCTTTTCCTGATGTTGGTGATGTGGATGGTCTTCACCCATCCCCTGCTTCAGTCGCAGAAAAAGACGAACTCAAGCGCAAGGAAATGCTCAATCGCGCCTCTCTAAAGGCTCGCTTTGTTCGCACCGCAAACACCGATGGAACCGAAAACATTGGTGCATCCGGCTGGCATGTTTACGCCAAGGATGAATCAGGCGACCGACTTGTTTTCACCGCATCGGTTGATGAACTCTCCGGCAATCGCGCTCTTGCTCTCTATGATGTCATTGCAACAAAAGACTTCGGTCAGAAGATGCTCGAAAAGATTCGCTCTGTCGGTCTTTCAAAGGCTGCAAGTCTCTACAAGCAGAGTCAGGCCGTAGCAGGCCCCGGCGCGCTTCCAGGAGCCCCTCCAGACGCCTCGGGAGCCAATCCCGTTCCAGCGGGCGCTCCCGCTGATGCTTCCGCCGAGGCTCCCGCTGAGGACGAAGGTGGCAAAGGTGATCCAAAAGAAACCGCCAACAAACTCGCCGAGAAGAATCGTGATGTCGCAAGCGATTTGCTCGAAGCCGTTCGCGCGCTCACTGGTGAACAATCCCAGATGGGAGAAATGGAAGAGGGTCTCGGAAGTCTACCAAAGGCTGCTTCCGCTACTCTTCTGCCCCTTCACAAGACGCGTGTTGAGCTAAATCAGGCACTTCTTTCAGGAATGAAGAAGTCTCTTGCTGAACTCAATGAGCACCGCGAGGAACTCGGACTCATCACACAAATCCTCGATTCAGGCTCAGTTGCCGATAAGGATTATACGGCAACCGTTGTCGAGGATGCTTTTACAGATGCAAAGAGTGCAATCGCCGATGGTTTTGCTCTAATGCGCGCGTATATCAAGTATGCCCGAGGCACCGCAGGACTTCTCAAGCGCGCCGAGCAGGCCATGGAAGATATGGAAGCTTCTTCGGATATGAACGACGCGGCTGACACCGATGCTGAAACCGAATCAGATTCGAATGATGCAGAGGATACCAACGATCACTTTGGTATGGAGGATGATGAGATGGACATTGCCCCAGATGCCGAACACGAGCACGATGGCCACGATCCTCTCGCAATGCACGAACATGAGGATATGGAGATGCCAGAACATGACGAACATAATGAGTTTGAAACACCCGAGGGTGAAGATATGAGCGCAACACCAGATTTTGGTGAGGCTGATGTCAATGATGTGATGGTTGATGTGGATCCTACTACTCTTCCAGCAGGTCAGAAACTAAAGGTGGCTCCTGCTTCAGCGCGTTTCGATCTCACAACTAAAGCTGGACGAAGCGCCTACCGCGCCAAGATTGCCAATGATGCAACGGGCAAAATGGATGATGGTAAGCTTGAAACAGCTGAAAGCATCAAGATGGCTCCGGTTGTTGAAGATGCTGATAAGCTCGCCGATGGTGGGTTCCTTCAGAAGACCCTCGACACAAAGCCTTCGGATGATCTCGGTCGTTTCGAGACTCTCCCTGAGCAGCAGAAGCGTATGCTTGAAGTGGCTCGTATGCCACCCAAGATTCGCACCGCGGCAGAACGCCTCGATACTCTAATTACTCAAGGTAAGGTGGCAGTTGCAGATCTCGATTCACTCATTGCCCAAGGTCTTGACTCGGAAGTCGTCAAATACTGGCGTCAATACTGGGGTGAGGCTGGCAAAGAAGGAAGCGAATTCGGCAAACTTCTCACGACCGAAACAATGAAGGCTAAGGCCGCGGAAGAGAACAAGCTATTCCGCACCAAGCTCGCTCGCGCATATGAGCTATCATATGATATGGTTCGTCGTGGAATGCTCGCAGATGACCGCGCCACAATCGCTTCTCATGTCGATGATGTGATGAAGTGGAACGACGAGGGATTTGAGAGTGTGAAGCGAATTGTTGCAAATCGCGCTCCTCTCGCTCTAACAAAGCAGGCTTCTATGCCACAGGTTGGTCTAATCGGTGCTGGAGATGTTCAGTCTCAGGCTCGCGAGCTTGACTTCCAGGGCGAGCTTGATCGCGCGTTCGCGAATCGTAAATACTGATTCTCAAGGATAAACACAGATGAAAATCGATAACTTCGCAAACGAAATTGCAGCAGGAATGGATCGCGCACTAAACAGCGACGAAAACAAGAAACTCTTCTCTAAGGCTTCAGTAATTGAAAAGCTTGCTTTTCATCGCGTGAGTGATGAGGACAAGCTTGTCAGTGAAACAGAGGAATCGTTGAAGACAATCCTCGACATCAACAAAACAGCAGCAGAAAAAGAAAATTGCTCTGGCTGCGAATGTGGTGAAGAAAAAGGTAGTGAATGCAAGTGTCATTGCCACGAAGATTCTCCTACAAAGAGCGCTTCGGTTGAGGATATCGTTGGGGATTTGCTCGCAGTCAGCGAAGCTCTTGAAGACGCTGGTTTTGAAAAGCTCGCGGCCGATAGTGCAATTCTTGCGGGCTCTCTCATCGCTCAGGCAAAGGCCAAGAAAGACTCTAAAGATAGTAAGAAGAGTCCAAAAATGGGTATCAAAGAGCGTATGGAAAAAATGCGCAAGATGAAGGGTGGCAAAGGCGGAAAAAGCAAGGATTCAAAGGACTCGAAAAAGTCCCCATCCAAGTCTTCAAAACCAGCCAGTAAATCAAGCAAGCCAGCAACGAAATCCAGCAAATAGGACCCGTAATGTTTTCACGCAAAGATACATCGTTTGATTTGGCTGATGAGATGGAGAAAAACCTTCGTGCTTTCGTTGAGGCGGAGGTTTCTTCTCCTATCAATAAGGTTGCAAGTGCAATCGAATATCTAAATCGAGCGGCTGAGATTTTTGATGAGAGCGGTCTGCACGCTGAGGCTGAAATTGCGACGCGATTGCTCGAAGTTTTCGCGGCGAGAAAAGGCAAGGCAAAGAAAAAGCCAAGCAACAAGTCCTCGACAAAATCTAAGTCAAAACCATCATCGAAGTCCAAATCAAAGTCGAGCAAGAAACCATCTGGGAAGAAGAGCGATCCGGCCACGAAAGGACTGGATAGCAAAAAGATGATCGAAAATTTAGAGCATAAAGGTTGGGTTTTCAATGCCGATGATGGAGATATATTCAATGCTGACGATATGAATTTCGCAGCAGCAGAAGTAGTAGTATCAGAAGGCGTAAAAGACGACCAAGATCACGAAGAAGGCTGCGATTGCGCTATGTGCAGCGAAATGGGTGATATGGGCAATATGGAAATGGGAATGGCTGATGATGCTGAGCACATAAAAGATGAGCACGAGGCAGATTTGGCGCGTATTATGAGCGATTTAGACGATGCCGAGCACGCTCATAACGAGATGTTTGGCGGAGAAGATTTCGAGGATGATTTGGGTGGGGAATATGAAACGCATCCAATGAGCCACGATATGAGTCGTTCAATGAGGTATTTTGGACCGGGAAATGGTCGGTAGCTAAGGGGCGAAACTAATAATGTAGCGCGATGGGAAGGCTGGGAGAGAAGTTTCCTGGCCTTTCTGGCATTTTGTGAGTGGGAAAAGATGGATAGAGAAAGTTTTGTGATGGATATATAAGCTGATTAGAGGTAATATATGTTGAGACTTGTGCATGTAATGAATTCGATTCCTTACGCTTGGCCAGTTGATCCTTCAGCTGAATTCGAAGCTGGAATGGTGATGGGATTAACAGTAATCAACAATATGGTACAGTGTACTGTTTCGAATGGTTTATCGGTAATTGGTTTGGTAGATGACCAAAAAACAAAAGCACTATCCGGGGTATCTTGGGATGAAACCATATGTGTTCCAGCAGTTGGTGTGTTAGATGAAAGCAATACATTAGTGACTCCAGTAGATATAAAAGTAGAGCTGGAAAACCCAAATGTGATGCCATCAAGCTTTATCAGTATACCAGTTCCAGTTCAATTGATTCCTCGAAATGGGGTCATTGTGTTTCCGGCTGGAACACCATTGAACTATGATTTGTTAGGAACACGTAAACCAAACGCAATAAAGACAAATGTGCGATATCAATATTTGATCAGTAATATTCCTGGAGATGATAGCACGGCGGCATCAGGGCGGGCTACGATCTGGCTATCTCGTGGCTTGTTTATTACTGATAAGTTTGAGACTAACCAGATATATCCATTGAATGCTAATCTATTTGTTAGCGAATTGGGACTACTAACTACAAGACAAGCAACACCACAGAATCCAGCCGTTGCAATCGTGACTGGTCCACCAAATGCTATCACAAGCACCATGGAATTCTTGTGGCTCTGATATAATCAATCAGAAGAACTCAGATCCACAAAACCATCTCCATAATTCCGTATATTCATATACTCCTCATTTTGCCAGGATACACCACTATGACCCATTTCCGCCACATAAAATTGTCCGATTCCGTTGTTATGCGAGAACTCGAAATTGTGGCTCATCAAAAAGGCTGGCTCAAAGAGGAGCCCACGCCTCCGCTAACCAAGCAAGCATCCCAAGAGAATTCTGATATTCCCAACGATGATCTCGATGCGAACCTCCTTCGACTCGCCTCTCTCCTCAGAGCTGAATCCCTCGTTTCCTACGCGACCAATCTCGAAGAGCGCTTTGTCAACTACAAGGTCGCCAAGACAAATCTATACAAGGCATTCAAAGAAACAGGCGAAAGTTTCTTGGAGGAAGCACATCCCGAAGGCGATCCAGTCCTAACCGATAATCCTGAGGGAATGATTGAAGGACTTACAACGAAGCACAAAAAAATTGTCGATATGATTCAAAAGCAGCCCACAGGGAAATATGCCGGAACACAAGTGGTTCCAACAAAAAAGTTCTCTGCTGACCATATCATAGCGCAGGTAAAATTGGCTCTCGGACAAGAGGCTCCAATAGGAGGTGCTCGCAATGTTGAATTCCCAAAAGGATGGGCTGACTTCCTTCAAAAGCCAATTGAAACAGCTCCATTAGAACCAATCAATCCGGCCACGGTTGCAGGAGGTGAGGGGATTTTTGGAGGATTGGCGGCGAAGTTCCTTGCGATGACCGCTGGCGAAGTAGCAGCAATCGCAGCTGGAGCAATAGTCGGAGGGCTCATTGGAAATGAGCTATTTGAGAACAAGTTTTACGCGGAAGAACTCACTGACGCAGTCAAAAACCTTCTTTCGGAAGCCGATGATATCAAGAAATACGAGGATGAGTACAATAACATCTCATCATACATTGGTGATATTGAAAGTGGTATCAAAGAGTATAATTCTCTGGCAAATCAAGTTTCATCATTTAGATCTCATCCTTCATCGGAAGGACTGCAAGGATTAGAGCATTTATACGATCTTGTTATTGGAAATCCCTCAAAAAACATACTCGGAATAAGTCCAGCAGCGGATAAGATCCGCGAATATATGAAGGATATCCTCAAAGGCGGCACATCATTGGATCTAATCCTCTGGAAAACAAAATCCGCTCAATTTCGTGATGTTGAACTTGCCGCAGCAAATCTCTCGAAAGTCATCACCACAAAAACTCTTCCAGGACTTGTATCGGTTGCCAATGTCATCCGTAAGGCTCTCGACAACAACTCTTCTTCCTCGGAAAACGCATCAGCTGAACAGCTTGTGAAAGAAATGCGCGCCTCTATTGCGATAATAGACTCTCTAATTACCAAAGTGAATGCTTCCAATGCACGCAATAAAGATACTCTCCTCAAATGGCTCAATGATAGCAAAGAAGAGGCGACATCACTTCTAAATGAATTCAATGGAGAAGCTCCCGGAATCAAAGCCCGGATGCACGACCGGTTCGAAAAAGAGCTTACGACTCTAAATGGATACCTGAAACAGTTTTCCGCTAAGGTGAGGTAATCATTCAATGCCATTCAATCCTCCCCCGTTAGATGACACTTCTCCCGCTACTACAGCGCCCGCAACACAAAGTCCCACTAAAACTCCCCAAATAGCGCCACAAGGTCGTGGTGGTCAGCACACAAGCCATGCCTACGCAGTAGAAGTCCGCAATATGCAAGAAGCAATGATTATGCTGGGAAACGCTCTTGCTAATCTCACCACAATCTTTGATGTTAGCACTCCAAAAACCAAGAGCGATACTCATAATCCAGATAATGCAAAGCTTCTGGGAATTGATCCCAATACGGTGTCATTGATCCGTAATATCTCGAAGAATGTCCATAGTATGCCAGCAGGATACGCTGATGGTCTCTGGGGACCGAGAACACAAGCCGCACTCAATGCAATATTCAATATCGTGAAAGCCATCGATACTTCAAAGTATCTCGATCAGAATCGCAAAGCCAAATACGATGGTATTATGACTTTCCTACAAGAACACAATGCCAATGATGCTCGTTGGCAGGATATTAGTTCTCACGGACCAGTTGTAGATTCAGCTCGTGAGATTCGTGGTGTTATCGAAACCAATATGCAGATGATTGTCGATGATCTCAAGAGTATTCTGGAGAAAGCAAAGCAAGAAAGTGAAATTCCAAGCATTCGAGATGCGAGAATTGGTGATGCGGCACCGTCTTCTCCCAAGACTGAACAAGATGGATCCACGGCACCATCTGCTAATGCGATCCCGGTAAGCAACGAAGCTAAAAGCGCCGCTCGAGTCCAGAATATGTATCGAAACGGTTTCCCGATGCCGTTTGATCTCAACACAAATCAGATCAATATGGACAGAATAAAGAACTTCATTGTTGCCGTTAGCACGATTGTATCCGATCCACAAGTGAGAAGTCTTGGTGGAAATGACTTTGCTACATTGGGAAATGCGCTACTTCAATACATCACTCAAATTGAATCTCAAGAAGAGTCGCTCAAACAAGCATTGGGTGGAAAGCTCATATTTACAATCGATAGTGATTCAAGTGAAGGCTATCAGAACTTCTTTCAAGGTGTCGCGGTAGGAAATGACTTCAACGCAAAGAAGTCATCATCAGAAACTATTCTGAGTCGCACAATTCTTCTCTGCAATTCGGTTGTTGAAACTCTCAGGCAGTTTCAAAATGTCCCAACATTCGCGGGAATTATTGGGACTGATATGATTCAAGCTCAAGCCAATATGGGCACGAATCTTGTTCGCGCAGCCTATAATATTCGTTCCTATATTGAACGCTTACGACCGGGGGCGTGAACAAGTGTCATCGCATACCAGAACACGACTTGAGTTTCTTCGCGACAGTTCAATCATAGCATTGCTTTCGCACGGCGAGATTGCGAAGACCGCTCAGACAAGCGGCACAATGTCTAATATTGCCTCTGGAATCAAAGACTATGTCTTGAAAATGTATCATCCCGATGATCCCGTCGATAGCATCCTCGCTTTCATTGCCCCCGGAATGCTTGCCGCGAGTGGATTCGGTTGGATCGCCTTCATTTACGAAGTGGCAGAGGTTCTTGGTTTTGACTTCGTGGGATTTTTCTCGACAATTCGTCAAGATCTAAAAGAACTAATCCAATCTCTCGTTGAGCATAAAGGCGGTGTGTCTCAAGATGAGATCTACTCGAAAGTAAAATCAGCTACAACTAATGCCGCTCAGCAGCATTTCAATGGTGAAGCTGATATGAGCAAACTTCCAGCGCTTGCACTCCAGGCTCCTAATTTTCTCGCTGATGTTCAAGACGCGCAGGATGTCAAGTCTTTCGCGATCAGTAAACTTCCGATTTCCTCAATACTGAAAACCGCCGGTATTATGAGTCTATTCAAGGGCAAGCTTGCTCGCTTGTTTATCAAGATGGTATCTTGGCTGATTACCTCGGCATTGATCGCGCTTGGATTCGCCGCAGCAGCGGGAGCCACCAAATCTCTCGTTGGCGACAGCTCCTCTCCAACAGAATCAGATAATAGCTTCTCTGAAACATCCATATCGCCACAAGCAGAACAAGTTATGAATATGATTCGAGCTAAATCAATATCCCCAGATCTTACTCAAACTCATGCCAATGGAATTCAGAATGTATGGATTGAGTCTGGTGATGTAGATGAAGTCCCACAGATGATTATGGGTTGGATTGAAGAAGTATATCCAGATCTCAAGCAACATCAATCAGCTATAATGAATTCAACCGTAATGCGCAATATCATTCAGCTTTTCAACAAGCGAAATGCAGTATCAAGCGGCTCTGGTATTATCGCGTTCCCAAAACCATTCATTTCCAAGCTCGATATCATCAATCAAATTGTGGGCGCGTTTCTTAATCAAAACCCCAATCTATACTCCGCATAATAAACTCGCATATACGCAGGATAAACCATATGCCACGCCATAGTGAAATCTTTGATGCTTACGAGAAAATCGCGATAGAAAGCGGACTTGTCTCTTCCGATGAAGAGCTGGTAAAAAAAGCTGCCGAAGAAAGAAAAGATTCGCCCGCTATGAAACGCTACAAGAAGTCCCCAGCTCCTCGTGCAGGAAGTGATGACATTTCAACAATTGAGGCTCTATATGGCGTCAAGTGTGATAACACGGTCAATTATGAGCACAACATTTTCGAGAACGCTCATCCTAACGCGGTTATAATTGGTCCAGCTTATGATCGAATGAATGGTCTCATTGAAAACCCGAATGAGCGTCAGAACTTCATTATCAACCAGATAATGAACAAGACTCCAAATGGCAATCTCACACAACATCGATACGCGAAAGAAGAACTTCTAATGGAGCTTATTCGTGTCGCAAATGATCTCGATGCTCGTGGAAATGAGTCGCTTAGAAAGCTTGCCGATCATTGCATTGAACTGGTTGTCGCCGAGGAAAAAAAAAGTCCTGAGCTAACAAAATTCGCCCTCTTCCCGCTTATATTAGCTGCGGCTGGTGTTCTTGCTGCGACTTGGCTCTGGAATCACGCAGATGACCCAAATCACGGAATATCAAGCGATATCTCTCACTGCATAGAAAAACTCAACGCTCTCAAGGAGAACTCCTGGTATGAGAGTGATGTTGATGCAACCGTTCAGAGAGATGTCAATGAGCTTGAGACCAAACTCACTCTTCTCGATAGTGAACTAAAGAGTTTTGGTCAAGTAATGCTTTTACTTGATAATCCGCAAATGCCGGATACATCGAGCGATATGGCAAGTCTAAATCAAACTGCAAAAGAGCATGGAAATACTGTTTACCAGACAACCAATCGTTTTGTCGCCGCAATCGATCGTTTTGTGCCAGATCTCATTGTTGCCATCAATAAATTCACCAGCAGAGACTATCAAGAAGCACACTCAAATCCGTCAGGTATCGAGAAATTTGTGGGATGGATAGGAGAGGCAATACATGGTCGTTGGGGATTGATTGCTAACGACTTTATATCAGCTGCAAATGCTCTCGGAGCTCTAAAAACTTCCTTGCAGAAGGTTAGAAACAAAGCCGCCAATATTGACGAAGTTCGTCAGTCGTTTGCGCAACAATTGAATGCCCAAACGCTGCAATTCAAGAAAGAAAAGCCAATTAAGCCTATCAATCCTGCAACTAAAAAGCCCCCGTCGCCAATGTTCGGCGGAGATGCCGAACAGATTGAAGATGAAGTTAGTCTTGCAGATGATGAATTTGTGGATGCGGCTCGTGCATTAGGATTCAAACCCCAAGGAAAACGATGAACAATCGATTGCTAAAAATCAGCGTTAGGAATTTGACTTCTGCAATCGGTGAGTTTGAAAAGCACGCACAAGCCGTAGCAGTTCCAGCAAGTAATGATACTCTGAATCCGAGCACAATGAAGGCCGTGAAGAAAAATGACGCTCTAACACCGGTGAAAATGAATGCGTTCACTTCATCAAATGCTGTGTATCAAATTCTTGCAGCCGCTTTCAAAGATGCTGGAATCGATCCTAATAGTGGAATGGAAAAGAATACTCCGGTTGAGAATATTGATAAGCTAATTGATGCTCTGAGACGGTATATGCCACAATTTCAGGGTTCATTGAACACCTTGATGGGGTCTCTGAAGAAAATTCCGCAGTGATGGTCAAAATAAATGGCTTGTGATAGGCATAATCACACATAGGATTAGACTTCTGTAAGACAATAGATGTAAGACTAAGTCCGGAGACTCTCCGGCAATCTCAATAGGATATCACAATGGCGTTAGTAGTTCTCAGTTCGGGCCGCGAGCCCCTCGGTATGTTTGATGCTCTCGATTCACAACTCACCTCTTTCAAAGGTGGCGAAGTTGTTACTTGGGGCTCGGTTACGACCCCAGGCCAGGAAGGCGGACCCACCAGTGGTGGTTTTGACCTCGCCGCAGCCGATGTTATCGACGACGGTTATGTTGGCGTGACGACCAAGACTCGTCCAGTCATTCAGTTTGCTTCTACTGCGGCTTCGGCTCCGCTATTCCTCAGCGATGATGGAATTACACACTACGGGACGCTCTTTGGGCAGATCGTTGGTGGCACGGTGGGTCAGGTTGTTAGTGGCGGTGCAGTGCTCGGTCCATCGAGCGCAACGGGTTCTGGCAAGATTACCTGCTGGGACAAGCAGGGTCTTTATGGAACAACGCTTGATGCAGTTGATACAAGTGCAACGGGTCTCGTTCCTACGAATGCGAGCCTTGCGGTTGGTTCTAAATTGACCTATACATCAGCTGGTCTTCTAACTCCAGTTGGTTCAGCAGGAGCAGTTTCAGGTGCACCCACAATCGCTTTTTTAAGCGAATTTACAACGAATGGTAGTCTTGTGACTACGCCCCAGTCGCTTGTAAGTTCCTTGAATAGCCCATCCGGAGATGTTTCGAGCTTGCAGCAAGAACAGTTCTATATGGCCGTGTTCAGCTTCGTCGGAGTCTGAACCATATAACGCAAACATCATAGCTTAGCTTATGATACTGAAATGGCTGGTAGCAATACCGGCCATTTCGATTATTTGGGCTACTGAAAGATGACCAAGCGTAGCTTTCACGCATGCTTTCCAAGCATAAAACTCATCGACACTCATTGTTCTTTTTTGCCCAATTGCATAGTTTGCAACACGCCACAACATTATCGTTTGTCTTGATTTTCTTGTCTTCAGAATCCAAAAGATAGGTGCCGTTGGACATTTCATAGCTGATCATTCTATCGAGGCCATTGTATGTGAAGTCTCCGGTGTCTTTGAAATGTTGGGAAGACTTTGCGCTGTTTTTGGCTCGGTTAGTAATCCTACCATTGCAGGCTTTCTCTCCGCAATAATAGCAATCGAGTTGGGATAGCTGATAGAATAGAAAGACATTGAGGTCGCCATCTGCATAGTGTTTTCGTTTGGCTGTTGTAGAGCCAAATCTTGTTCTAACGGATTTGAATAGTGATACATTAGCTGATTGTTCTAAAATAGATGCATCAATTGTTTGAGATTGTAATCGATGTTCTTCTGGTGTTAGGGTTTGTGTAAAGTTGGCTATCTTAATTAGATGTCTAATATATAGTTCAGGCATCCAGTCTCTTTTTCCTTGGTTATCGATTTCACAAGCAGTAACAAGATTACCCATATCGTGTTTGGTCTTGATTTTTTCTCCATTCACCAATTATTGATGAGAGTTATTGCCTTTTTTCTACCATTATCCGTATTGAGACATCCGCATGATTTTGTATTGCCACTGTATACATCTTTCGCTTTGAGTAGAATCGATTTCTTGCCACAGGAACAATCAAATTCCCATCCAAATCTCGCTAAATTGTATCCAACAACTGTTAGCCGTGTAAATATATCGCCAGCTTTCATTAGCTTAGTGATATTTCGAAGTCTGCGTAAACACCCATACGATCGTGTGCCACGATTCAATTGATATGATGTAACTGTAGCTTCACCACCACAATCACACTCACATTCATATGCTGTATAGGTATTGGCATGGCTTCTTTTTGCTCCCGTAGGATTGATTCCTTTCTTTGCCACAAGTCTACCGAATCTTTCATTGGTCTAGTCTATCATTTTACACCGACGCTCTTGTTCATTTCTTCTACCCTTATCATTCTCTGCTCATCCTGCAAACATCCACAAGACTTGGTATTACCATTTAGTATGTCCTTGGCGGTATGAAAAAATGGTTCATCTGGATTACACTCGCAAGAGAATTCCCATATCATTCGATCCTTGTTGAATTTTACCACTGTTAGTCGATTGTATTTATCACCTGGCACTAATTTGGTAGTTATGTTTTTGAGCATTCTCAAACATCCACAAGATTCTGTTCCTCTATTCAATTGAGAGGTTAGCACCCTTACATCATTCTCACCGCAATCACATTCACAAGAATACTCCTTATATAGATTGGTCTTGTTATTCGATGTATTAGGGATCGAGCCTGATTTGCAAACGAGGCTACCAAATCGTCGATGCGTATAGTCTTCTATTATCTTCATTTTGTCTCCGCAAGGATACCCCCGCCTTCATGGCGGGGGAGGAATTGCGTTCTCATAATTGGTTTGTTTTGATTGTTATTAGCGAAGCAAAGTCCCGGAACCTTCTTAGGGGCTCCGGGACTTGTTCGAAAATGAGCATTTGACTGCTCAACTATGACTGTGGTTTCGCTCATCTAACCGATTCGCTTCAACCAAGTCGCGTACAACTCGCTTCGACATAGACGATCCAAGAGGAGAAAGACTAGCGAAACATCCATCTCATTGCGCGTTCTATCACGAACAGATCGCTTATTTTTTTTGACTACTTCGGATTAAATCCCTTCGTCCGTCTAGTCAATATTTTAGTCCTGCTTATCAACAGTTGATTACTCTGTTTTGCAAGCAAGCCACCAGCCTTGTGCTGGTGGTAATTGACTGGTCATGTTACCTTTCAGTCTTTCATTGTAGGCACCGCAAGGATTGATGTCAACATCAGGAACAATCTTTTATTTTCTACGATGTCATAAAATGTGCAGAATTTGTTCTATCTACGCCATGGTGGTCGAGGTTATGACGCAGTAAGCTAATCTTTTTCATTCAAAACGCTCATATTTAGGCATAACCATATCAAGAGTTTCTCATATGTCTATTTGGACACATTGGAACTCGCTGGGAAACTGGCAATAACTACAAACAATATAGGAAACCCTATGCAAAACAAGATGTTCGATTCAAGAGGCGAAATTAACGCCTCTTCAGTAAAAGAGGCGGCGCTGCAAGTCCTCAAGTATGCAGAACTTATGGAGAATACGCCTTCTAATCAGGCTCTCACTTCTCCTGGCACAAGTGATGATCGTCGCGATGAGCTTGTGAGCCGCGCACTTCAGACTCAGGAAGGAAAGCTTGCTCTTGCTCAGGCAATGGCTTCTCCAATCCGTCGCAACCTCGACTACCACGGTGTTGGCAGGCGTTGTTTAGTGGTGGATCCACTTCCACAAGGTGCACTCGCTACCTACGACCGCGATATCGATGTCGCAGCAATGGTCATCTCCTCAAACGGCTCGGGCGCTGAGTCCCGCGTTTTTGGCGATCGCGTCACCATTCCAGAATTCGAGCTTTATTCAAACCCAACGGTGCGAATTGCAGAAGTCAAGCGTCGTCGATTCAATGTTATTGACCGTGCAGTGCAGAAAGCTCGCCAAGAGATTATGGCTCAAGAAGACGCCAATCTTTTCGCCGCGCTCGATGCAGCAGCATCAGTCGAAAACACCGTGATGGACATTGCTGATGCAGGAATGCTCAAGCGAGATCTCGCAGAACTCAAGGTTCAGATTGATCGTTGGGACCTCGTCACAACCAAGTTCCTGATGAATATTAACGAATATAACGATATTCTCAAGTGGGGATCTGGTGGTGGACAGGGCGTCGGTGGTGGTGAAGTTGACCCAGTGACGCAGCGTGAGATTCTCCAGACTGGGCTTTATGCTCACTTGTGGGGAGCTGATATTATTGTGAGCAAGATTGTTCCTCCAGGAACCGTCTACGCCGCAAGCGACCCAGAATTCGTCGGGGTCATGCCCGTCCGCCAGGATATCGAAGTGATTCCGGCAGACGAGCCGAGACAGCTCAAAGTCGGTTGGGTTGTGTCTGAGATAATCGGCATTGGGATCGTCAACCCACGCGGTTGTAGTAAAGGAAATAAGTCGGTAATTATCGGAGCTTAGCTCAAAACCCCTATAAAATAGGGGTTTCAGTTGAAAAGGAGTCGAGAAATCGGCTCCTTTTCCTTTTATTTGACCGAAAACGAACCGCATAATTGTCGAGAAACTCGATATCATTTGTCAGTAAAATCGATAGAACTAATGACGAATATTCTTGCTCGTAGACCATAAATAATGGTCTATGCGCAGGAATATTGCTGCATGCTTTTGCCAGCACCAGTCCAGCTCATGAGCCGCAAAACTTGGCTCACGAGATGGAAAAATCGACCTTCCCGCCGTTTACAGGCTCAAAAGTAGTGATTATACTGGTCTTTGCAGGAGAAAAAGCAATGTTTAGAACAGACCCAAGAGCAGAAGAACTGATAACAGAATATCAAAACAAAGTAAACCATCGCATATTAGAATCCAAATATGGATTGAGATATCAGTCGATTCCACGAATGATGAAGCGCTGGGGTATTCCAGCGAATACATTTGTCCCCACAACAGCACAAATTGCTCTTATGATTCAGCAGTATAATACTGGGCAATCTTCAGAGAAGATTGCAAAGCAACTTGGGTGCTCTTCAACCACGGTTTTGAGAGCCCTGGCGAAAGCTGGTGTTCAAATTCGCCCAGGAACACTAAATCATCGAAAACATAAAACTGATACTCGATACTTTCAAACAATTGATTGTGAGGCAAAGGCTTACTTTCTGGGTCTTCTTTACGCAGATGGACACATTTCAAAGCGTGGTAGTTCAGTTTCAATTACACAAGAAGTTGGACATATAGATATTCTCGAAGAACTATCAAAAGCCGTGTATTATGGGGTAATTGAGCTTCGACATTTCACTGGAGAATATAAAGACAAAGACACCGGGATCATTCATCCATCTGGAAATTATGTGATATGTGATATCAACAGCAAGGAAATGAATGCAGATTTGACTGCTCTTGGCTGCACAGCCAAGAAATCTCACACAATCACTTTTCCCACATTCTTACGAGAAGATCTCTATCGCCACTTCATTCGAGGATTTGTCGATGGCGATGGTTGCATTTCAATTACAGAAAGCTGCAAAACTGGGCGTGTCGATATTACCTCGAACGAGCTATTTCTAACTGGATTCCGCTCATATATTGAGCCGAAGCTCGGCATTACACTTCAGAAATTCGGAATGAAGCCTGGATGTAAGACTAATACTCGGAATGTTCAGATCAAGAAGCATTCAGATCTTCTTTCTTTCCTTCACTTTCTTTATGATCATTCCACAATATCACTAAAATGCAAGCGAGAAAAATACGAGCAAATCTGCAATCTTCACACTCAAAAAGCCCTTGGTGCTGCTGCGCGTATCGACGACATTAGAAACTACTCAAATGATTATGTGCCAGAAATCAACGGAATAAAACTCACCAAAGAGAATGTATTGAAGCTGAACGATGAAGAGAAGATTCAGATCGAAAAAGGATTATTTGAGTTTTATCGTGATCAAGGATTCCCCTATTTTCATAGGTCGGAAGACCAACTATTCACAGCATTCAAATCCCTCACAAAAGTGAATGCTGGTGAACTAATTAGAAATGATGGAACAATTCTAACGGACAATCGTTCCGGAATAGAATTGGCGAAGTTTTATTCTCCGCATCTAACGGAGGTGAGGTCTGGCCGAGAATTCGCACGCCCAACAATGATTGAAGCGTTTGATAACGACTTTATTCTTCAACGAGTGATAAAGGAAATGTTGGAAAAGCCCGAATTTCACATCAATGGAAACAAGCTCAGAAATCTTCTTGGAGAGCAGAAGAATGCGTATCGAACGAGTTCATTTTTTCCATCAATCGCTAAATTGATGTATGATAAATTCTCCAAGGAAGGAGATATTATCTATGACTACTCTGCTGGCTTCGGCCAAAGACTCACGGGCGCTATGGCTCTTTCCCACAAAATCACCTATGTTGGAGTGGATCCATCAGAACGCTCGATAAAAGCCAACCAGGGCATCTATGACTTCTTGAAGCGTTCCGTTCCTGGATTTAATCAATCAATTGATTTACATTGCATAGGAAGCGAACATTTTGCACCCGAGAAATACCTTGGCAAAGTGAATTTTGCCTTCAGCTCTACTCCATACTACGATCTCGAAATCTACGACAATAGCACAACACAAGCTTGCTATAATCGAAGCTATGTATCATTTGTGAATGAGTGGTGGAAGAGCGTGGTAAACAATATCGATCGATTACTCACATCAGATGGAATTCTTGCTCTAAATGTTGCAGAACGAATCCATAATAGATACGATTTTGCAGAAGATATGAAGGCGATTGTTTTATCCAACGGATTTGAGCTTGTTGAAACCTATCGTATTCGTTTTTCCAGAAACGAAGATAATGCAAAGTATGAGCCAATCTTTGTGTTTAGGAAAGAAAATCGGCGATGATATAAAATTCGTCAACTACATAGGATGACATCGATTCAAAAATCAAGACGTTTATATCGTATTTTAATCGATTCTAATAACTCGACATTTAATAGTGAATCCATATAGAGACATTGATTCAAGAAAATACAGTATCGAAGATATTGATGATGTGCGTGATAAGATCAAAGAACTAATTGACTTGCAATACACCAACCCAGATCTAACACGAGAGTACGAGATAAAAATACTTCAAAATACATTGAAATGGCTTAATAGAGCCAAATGGATACACGAGAACCCTCAAAGATTAAGGGAACTTGAAGAAGCTAATAAACCAAAAGAGTCAAATCCAAGTATACTTAATAGGGTATTGAAATTTATAAAGCCAACCAAATACGCAAGCGAGCTGGAAACTATTGCCCATATATTTATGAACAACTGCATCATAAAACGGCCATAATATTTCGGAATTTCGTTAGAATAATGCCCCTATTCTTAAATTACACGCCCTGATCTCTGATCGTGTCGAGCTGTATCAAATCCGCACGGATATCTTGTGTAGTTTAGCGCCAATCTAAAAACAAACTTTCGATACTCGCTGTACCAATCAATTTTTGATGCTCCATAATCTGGCATTTCATTACTACTCGTTTATTCATAGCTGCGTCATAAAATGTCCAACATTCTTTTCAAACTCCATTCTCAAATCGAATCCAGATCAGAGATGCGCGCGTTTCGCACCGATCTTCTCCATTCACTCACACCAGCTCCTATTCAAAAGCTAGCATTCGATTCGCGCCGCACCAATCAATACACCGACTACAACCCTCGTGGGAATCTCCAGTATTACCACCGAAGCGCTCCGTTCACCCCAAAGCCCATCGCAGAAAGCATCAAGACCTTTCTCAAGCTCAAGACCGCCGCGGACACAATCAAGGATGATTTTCTTGGCGACCCAGATTTTTTCAGCAGCTACGCACGAGTTCTATGCGCAGCTCTCGATAGAACCCTTCGAATTGAGCAAAAAGACGGAGACTGGAGCGTGGCTCAAATGGACTACCTAAAAGAACTCCTATATCTTCGTTATCGTCTCAAAGAAGAGGATATTGAGAAATTGAGCGAAGTTGAACTTCGAAACATTGTTCTCGACCGAGATGAAAAACTTGCTCATAAGCAGATTTATGCCGCTCTAAATAATGGTGGAATGATGAAGAAAAGTGCTCCAGCTCCAGCTGTTGCATCTGCAAATGATCAGCTCATTGAGAAATTGTTTGGTGGAGTAAAAGCTACCGCCAACGAAAAGAATGTCAAGCGCTCTATAACAATCACGATTGATGATAGCATTGTGGATAGTGGTGTGAAGAAGGAGGGATAAATTCGATGGACATTTTTGCCCCTTTTGTATCCAATCCACTTACATTTACCGTTCAAAACATTACGAGTGGTAATAGAGCTAAAACTATTAGACTCTTTCAATACCCCATAAATTCTTTGGGTATTCGAGACCTTCTCAAAATTCCTGGAGTAGCAGAATCGGATATCCGTGCCTCCTTACTCAAAGGAGAACTGCGAAATCGCATTATCAATAACGAAATCGTAGTTGTTGCCAGCGATATCGATCTTCTTCAATTCAACGATATCAACCTCGCATTTCTCACGGCCGCAGGCATCACAAACGGCACCACGGTTTCAGGTGGCGATGGCTACGGAATCACCGAAGCACAGCACAAAACCCTGCGCGATCTCATCCACTTCATTGATTCTGGAGGAGGAGACGGATTCACGAGCGGTGCGGAAAGAGTTATTCTGCCAGAAGGTGATCCGTTCCCAACTACGGTCATTTGGTATCTTGACAGCACATTGACAACAAAGCTTGTGCAGAAAGACATCGTGTATAATCCAAACAAGACCGTTGCCACCATTCAATGGACAATGTATGATTATGACGGTATCACTATTATCCATCAGATCCTGGATACAATCTCATATACGAACAACATATTCGAAAGCACCCGTATTAGAACGATAGTGATTTGAGGAATTCTTGGATTTGCAGACTTTTAGGCAATATATCAGCATAGTGTTGTAGCAATAAAGGTAAGCTAAACCATAGTATAAGCTTTACAATAGGCGCAAACATATGTCTAGCGAATCACCAGTAGTAGTTTTATACAGTTCAGATGGATATGAGCTAAACGCCATCAACGGCAATGCTATTCCAGCAAATACTCGTGGCCTTCTTATGGAAGGTTCAGATGGGACAAACTCTCACTTTATCTCTACTGACTCTTCTGGTCGTCCAGTAATCGTAGGAGCAGGAACCGCAGGCACAAATGCAGGCGGTGTGCTCACAATCCAAGGCAACGCGAGCGGTGTTCCCGTGCCAATCAGTGGTTCAATTACCGCTACAAATCCATCAGTTGGATCTACGGGTGCAACTGCTCCTACATCTGCGACTCTCGAAGGCGGACTTGTTGTTTCAACAGCTCCTACATATACCGCTGGGAATATGCAGGGGATTACCCTCACGACCGCTGGCGCGCTTCGTATAGATGGCTCGGCCACGACTCAACCAGTTAGCGGAACCGGAAACTTCACGGTTGTGCAGACCACAGCTGCAAACCTAAACGCAACAGTTGTAGGTTCAGGAAACTTCAATGTCATAGGAACAGGCACCGCTGGAACAGCAGCGAGTGGTGTAGTGACAATCCAAGGTATTGCTGGAATGACCGCGGTGTCAGTTACTGGATCTGGCAACTTCAACAATGCATCAGTTAGTTCCGTAGCAGCGACTCCGCCAACATCTGCTACATATATAGGAGCATCCGTCACCACCGCGGCTCCCTCCTATACAACAGGACAGATGAGCGCATTGTCTCTAACAACAGCAGGTGCGCTTCGAGTTGATGCTTCTGCGACGACTCAGCCCGTTAGCGGCACGGTGACAGCGAACGCAGGAACGGGTTCGTTTACGGTTGCACAGGCAACAGCGGCGAATTTGAATGCGACGATTATCGGAACTACGGCAGCTGGCTCGGGAGCATCCTCTGGGCTCGTTACCATTCAAGGTAATGCTTCAGGAACCCCGGTGCCCGTTAGCGGTGTTTTCACGACCGACAAGTCAAGCACGAGCGCTCTAACAAGCGTTCCAGCAGCAGTCACGAGCACCTCGCTTCTTGCCTCAAACACAGGTCGTATTACCGCTATGGTATGGAATGATAGCACAGCGATGCTTTATCTTGCACTATCAGCTACAGCGAGCACTACCGCATACACCATCAAGCTATATCCAGGAGCTTATTGGGAGCTTCCAATAACATACACAGGGGCTATTAGCGGAGTTTGGAATGCCGCAAATGGAAATGCTCGTGTGACTGAACTCTCAACCTAACGAATCGTGTATGGCTACTACTGCAAGTAGAAAAAATAGATGAGTTCAGAATCACCCGATGTAGTATTGTATGATGGCAATGGTAATGCCATTGCCGTTCAGAACGGCGCCGCAATACCTTCGAATACATCGGGAATAATCTCTATGGGGTCTGACGGAACAGACTCACGATATATTTCAGTTGATGGCTATGGTCGTCCAGTAGTAGTAGGAGCTGGAACCGCAGGCACAGATGCTGGCGGAGTCCTGACGGTGCAGGGAGCGGCGGCTGGTGTTCCAATGCCAGTTAGTCCGCTATCTCCAAGTGATGTTTTTGCCTCGGGTTCTCTCACTGCTCTGGGAACCTCGGTCCCTATCGACACACAGGGCGCGTCCACCCTTGTGATTTACGTCAGTGGGACTTGGACTGGGACGATTCTCGTAGAGAGTTCTCTCGACAACGGTGTCACTTGGCCTGGCGGACTGTCTATCTTTACAGGTATTGGTGGGGGTTTCATCGTCTACCCGTCAGGCATAACTACCAATGGGTTCTATTATGTGTCGTGCGGAGGCTCTCGACTCATTCGTCTTTATATGAGTGCGTATACTTCGGGCACAGCGGTTATCCAGGCAGTTGCCTCTTCGGCGCAAGAGTATGTGCGAGGTTTATCATTCCTTTCGGATGGGACGAACTTCGCGAACATTGCACCTCCGACTACGGCTGCCACTGCTTCGCAAACAGCGCTTGTGGTCGCGCTCTCACCGAACATTCCTGGTGGCGCCATTCCGGTGGCTCTTTTCCCATCGGGTGCTCAGGACGTTCTTGGTAATGCAGTCACAGTTTCAAGGGTGCCACAGATAACCACCAAATTCTATCAGCAGCCTCCTTCTGCATTTATGAATGTCACGACTACTGGTGGCGCGACTGCAACCCAGGGAACAGGAGTGAATATAGGCGCGGCCGTTTTCTCTACAGGAACCGCTGCTACGGCCGAGGTTACTGGAGTCACATTTGCGACCATTGCCTATGCCACACAATTCGAGGCCTGGACAACTCAAAGCGCTAAATTCACCACGCCAACATCAGCCGCAAGCTATCAGCGTCTTGGAATATACAACACCCTTGATGGCTTCTCTTGGGGATATAACGGAACGACTTTTGGGCTCTGGACTCGATACAATGGGACAGACACATTTGTCGCTCAAACGGCTTGGAATAAAGATACTCTATCCGGAGCAGTAGGATCGCTCTTCACAAGCGCTGGCGTCCCAGTTTCTCTCGTTCCTACATACTTCAATAAGTATCGCATCAGATATAGTTGGTATGGCAGCGCTTGCATTTTCTTCGAGGTGTATGCCCCCGATGGAATCTGGGTATTGGTGCACTTATCGAGATTTACCGACTCACTGACAACTCTAAATCTAACGGATCCTGATCTTCCACTTACCATTGATATCAACAAGTCAGCATCCGACTCTACAAATCTTGTGGTAGCTTGTGGTGCCTGGTCAGCGGGTGTAACCGCTCCTCCAACAGGACCAATAGTAACGGGTATTCAGACCATATCAACTAATGGTCAGTATACTATTATACCGGTTCTCACTCAGTCGTCGCTTTCATTTACCATCTCTGGAACTTGGGTAGGAACCATAACCTTCAACTATAGCTTGGATGGAGTCAATTTTTCGCCGGATACTGTTCTGGATAACAGTCTTGGAACATTTGTCAGCTCAACGACGATCAATAACGCTTACACCGCAAATGTTGGTTCATATAAGTATTACCAGATTGTTGCGACTGCTTGGACATCAGGCACCGCAACCATCACATACAATGGCTCTGCGGCGGTAAATTTTGTCACATCACAGTCTCTCATTACAGATGCCTCGAACCACGGCCCCGCTGCGGTCAAGGCCGCGAGCACGGCGGCAGTGGCAACTGATTCGGCGCTTGTCGTTGCCCTTAGCCCGAATTCATCGAATATTACCAGTTCTGCGATTACGACCAGCGGCGCTATTGCGGCAAACGGCAACGTTCTGACTCTTCCTGGGGGTGGCGTTACAACTATCCAGGGATATTCCGGAATCACTTTTGAAGTATCAGGTACTTGGAGCGGGACTCTAACATTCCAGGGTACTAACGGAGGAAGTTTCTTTGCCGTTGATGTCGTAAGCCTCGCTAACCCGAATGCTGGGGCTCAATCAACGATAACTGCTAATGGTATGTATTATGCGCCTCTGGCGTATACAAATTTCAGACTGGTGATGTCGAACTATGTGAGCGGGACGGTTACCGTCTATGCCGTTCTTTGTTCAATATCCCCAGCCATTCCACAAGCAGGTAGTGCTATTAGCGTTGCGAATGGCCAACAAGCTATACAGGTCATAAATGCAGAGAATGAGCGTCAGACCTATTCTATAGGTATCGAAAACTTTGCCACTGCCGCTACAAACCAGGATGTGTTTATTCTGATTGGATCAGCGACAAAAATTGTACGAGTAACTCGTATTCAATTTTCAATGACCGTTACAACTTCGGTTGTTGTTCCGGTTCAACTCATAAAACGCTCGACTCTCAACGCCGGGGGCACTACTGGTGTTGCACTAACTACTCCTCTTGATTCAAATAACGCAACGGCAACGGCCACTAATCTTGCCTATGTAACAAACTATACCACGGGCGGAACTGTTGTTGGAACAATGATCCGGTCTCAAAAATACTTTGCTCAAGCCACTGGTGTAGTTCCAACGACCGATTGTCAGTTAATAGATTGGGTATTTGGGCAAAATGGATGCCAGCCCCCTACACTTCGTAGTGCCACACAAAGTATCTGCATAAATCTTGGCGGTGTAACAATAGCTGGTGGTAGTGTTAGCGCATCAATTGAATGGACGGAGGATAACAACTAATGGCCGTGCAATTCGCATCCTCATATACTCAACGCCAATACTACTATACTGATTGGAAATCTGCATTCATAATTCGTGGAGGCATACCTCAATCAGATTCCAGCGATGGTGTATATCAGAAAGTATGGTTCTATGATGGACCAGAAATCCACTACTCATTGATGTGGCTTGATGGATATGTGGTCACTGATCCTAATTACTCGCAAGAGCAAAATGACGCAGATTTGGCTGACTTCAATGCTAATATGGCAGCACTATGTAATGTCTCTCCTATCGAGCCAAAAGCATCAAGCGGTAGAATAGAGGTTAGAACAACAGTAGCTGATATAGCTAAAAACTTCAACCTTCGAATATTCTCGTTTGTGACTGGTAATACATCTTCTATTGTCAATTGGGATTCTAACTATAATCGACTATCAGATATAACGATAACTTGCTATGATGGATATGGCAACGAGACTACTGATCAGTCTATCGCTGTAAAAACTGTCGCAGATATGGAACCCACATTCAACTACGAATTGATTGGTGGATGGATAGATACCGATCCCACAATCTTTGGCGGGACTACGGGACAATGGTGGATATCTTGTATAGGCGTGCCAGATCTACCACCATCATATGGTGGAACCGTCAATTTCGTCTATCCAGCAAATTTAGAACTTGTCTATGCTCAACAACTCGTATCAGATGGTAGGGCAAGCCAATACCTCACATATAATCCAATGTATCATACAAACAAATTACGATGGATAATTCTGCATCCACCAAATTCAACTGCCTACATTCAGATATACATAGAGACATTCGTCTAAAGGAATAACTACAAATGGCAAAAACGAACCAATACAAGTGTCAGAATTGCGGAAGAGTTGTGGATATCACTGAAGCATTGAACCCTCCTACAAAAGAACAACAAGCAACACCTAAACCGTGTCCTGGATGTGGGCAAACAAACTGGCAGAAGCTATAAGATGGTTTCGATAGTCCTTTTCCACAATACTGAATCAGGTCTAAGTGGACTATTTAGCAACATCATCGCTGATGCCGAAGATAGCCCGCAAAGAATTAGCCATTCAGCTCTAAAAGTTGATGTGAATGGAGTTCCCTGGATACTTCATGCGGCTTGGAGTGGAGTTGCGTTTATTCCAATGAGTGAAATTATGGGTAATCACTCTGTAGTCGCAGAGTTTGAAATTGTGCCAGATGTTTCAAAGGAATTCGAAGCGGCAAAAGGTAGAATTGGACAATCATATGATGTTCTAACTCTACTTGGCTACATATTCGTTGTGCTTGGACGATACTTGCATATTGGAATAAATAATCCAATGTATTCGAAGTCCGGAGAGGTGTGTTCTGAGCTTGTTATTGAGATGGATGTCAATCATCAAATTCCAGAGTTTGAAGAGCTTGTTCCAGCAGATGTGACTCCTCAAGACCTATTCAACATATGCTCTATTGGCAGTAGCTTTCGTAGATTGGTGTAAGACCATGCCGCAGCAAGTCAATGTGATGCGTTCATTAGTCCTCAGTGGTGGCGCTGGCAAAGGGAGTTGGAGCGCGGGAGCAATCCTTCACCTTCTTGGTAATCTACACATTCGGTATGATAGTTATCATGGGGTTAGCTCTGGGGCAATCAACGCATCATTCTTAGCCATGTTTCCGACAGGTGAAGAAAAACGAGCAGCTGAGACCCTCGCTGATATGTGGTCAAGAATCACGTCTCAAGATGTCTATAAAGACTGGTATTTACTGGGGAAACTACAATCCATATGGCGCAACTCGTTCTATAATTCTGCCCCAATGAGAAAGCTGATAAAGTCCAACATTTCACTGGAAAGAATCAGGGCATCAGGCAAAAAGGTGTCGGTGGGGGCCGTGTCATTGACAAGTGGAAAGTATCGTGTTTTTACGCAAGATGATGATGATTTTGTTGATGCAGTAATGGCATCATGTGCATTTCCAGTTATATTTGAGCCAGTGCCTATGCGTGGGGAGTTATTTATTGATGGCGGTCAAAAAAGTCTCACACCTATTGGCACAGCAATAGATTCAGGGGCTGAACATATAGATATCATCATTACATCTCCTGAACTCCGGGACAAGAAGTTCATTGACAACCCATCTATAATAGACATTATAGCCCGTTCGTTCGATCTATTCACTGAGAAGATTATGACCAGCGACATTGAAAAGGCAATACTATACAATAGATTGGCAGAATACGGTGCTACAAGCAAAAAGCCTATCAATATGAATATCATTCGTCCAGATCATAATCTAACTGATGATTTGCTCGATTTCGATCCAGTCAAGATTCAGGAGATGATACGATTAGGTTTTGACAAGGCGAAAGAGAAAGTGGCAGAATAATCCAGCATATAATGGAGATAAACGATGACCACTAATAACTTCCCAGGAATTGGCTATAAAACGCAAGGTTTCAGCTTCGATTTTTTCGAGTTAATCACCGTATCTGCTACAACTTTTGGTGGTAATTCCGTATCAGGGCAGCAGCCTGACCTAATCGTCCCATTCCCCACAGCAGGATTTTCCCTAATAAATTACGGAACCACAGGTCAAGCAGTTGAATATTCTTTCAATGGCAACACGGTAAGTGGAGAGCTTGTCCCTGGCACAGCCTCCGCCTCACTACAGTTCGATAATCGCGCGGCAAGCTTAATGTGGTTTAGACTCAAGTCAGGATCTACCGGATCTCCGGTCATTCGTGTAGAGGCTTGGGGTCAAAATAGCGATGGATGATACAGTATAGATACTCCGGTATATAGACAGGTAAGATGGCAAAAAAGACACCTTCAGAAAAAGAAACTCGCGCAAAGCTCCTCTATCAAGCCCGCAAATATGGTGCTGAAGCTGAATTACTCAAACTTTTCAGCAACTACGACGAGTGGGTAAAGAACGCCAAAACCGATGATGAGCGCCGAGCAATAGCCGCACTTGGTGTGGCAGATATCAATAAGTTCTTCACCGGCACTTCAAATACCGAGAAGGATTACTTTCTGATCGACAAAAAGACTGGTAAAAAGCTCGAATAGATATGGAGAACGCAAATGCAAGATGACAAGGTGTTTTATGGTTCGGTAATTTGGTTCTCACGAGGAATGGGCTTTATAAAGCCAGATGACTCGTCGTGCAATTCGGGGGCAGATGTTTTTGTGCACTTCTCTGATCTCGAAATGGAAGGTTATAGAACCCTCAATAAGGATGCTCGAGTGCAATTCTCGATTGGTTTGAATAATCGCGGGCAAAACAAGGCGATTGCGGTAAAAACCCTACCCTAATGCTTTTTAGCAAGCAAGCTTTCCAGTTTTGATAGCTTCATAACTATCGTCATAAGCTTCTCTTTGAATGTTGGTGCGTGTTGGCTACGCACAACTTTCAGTGATACAGTGTTTTCGTTGCTTGAATAGGCTAAATTCTCTCTCTGGTGCATACTATTTCTCCTCACTAATCCTGGTTATTATTGAGTCGAGTGTGTCTATAATATGATCGAGTGATTTATCGAATCCGGCAACCTGAGTTTTCAGTATAGAGATGTCAACTTCCTGATCATGAATATCTTCAGTTTGTCGTTCAGTTTTCTCTTTCAGCTTGGCAAGTTCTTCTGATACCTCTTTCTTCATAGTATCGAATATCTGCCGAACATCATTAGCTTTTGCAAATACAGCCTTGTTAGCTTCAGCTTTTGCATGTCGAGCCTCAAAGAAATTGATGACTTGAATGAGTGCCACTACTCCCGAGACTGACATAGATACGATTGATAGTTCCATCATTTGGTGATGTCTCCTGACTGAGGATCATTAGCAAGATATTCTTCGTCTGAAATCTCAAGCTCCTCGTATTTGTTTGTTTCTATCGGAGGAGACCAGCGTTTACGAACTTCCTGAATGGGATAGACCGCACTATAGTCTTGTGGAATGAACTGCTTGGGAGCATCTGGAGGAGGAATTTCCCGAATGATAATCTTGTCTCTTTTGGCACAAATTGAGCCATTTTCAACTGAATTTACAATCTGCTCAATAGATAGCTTGTAGTGTCTTTTGTCGAGTAGGTTAATAGAGCAGAATGGTTGCATATGAATAGCCAAGTCTCCCAATGATACGATGTTCTTCGATATATTGGTAATCCAAATACCTTCGGACGGGGGAGGGGCTTTTGCACGACGAACCGGCATAGCTATATGCCGATATAATCCTTCGTCATATAGCCGCATATTAATGGGAGATACTATGCAAATCAAACAGCAGGGCGAATTATTGAGCCCCACCGATGTAGTCAATCTCACATCCACTTTCTATGATCAGGGTGGCAACCCCACTAATACTGATTACTTCCCAACAATCTCATTGGTTATGCCAAGCGGACTGGTGGGACTACCTCCTACCACTGCTGGTGTTCAACAAATAGATGTGGGTAAATATGCCTATCAGTTCACCATTCCATTCAATGGACCCTATGGTGTTTGGGCCGCAATATGGCAAGGATCGGTCTATGATATTACCACAGTCAACACCACTAACTTCGTAGTATTCAGCTCTAATCTTCCAGCGGTAGCTGATTCGGATGGTTCGATTCATCTTGGTGAAGATTGTGGTTTCGACTATTCCCAGCTCGCCATTCGCAACATCAACAAGCTAATGAAAACGCTCCGTGCTCGTCTGAACAGCTCTGGTAAAAGCAAAACAACCGACGGATACGGCAATGTAATCTATGTCGATTGCGACATCTTCTCGGTCGATATGCTAACATCGTTCATTGCCAATGCATTGACCGATTTCAATCAGGTTCCATACTATACATTCTTCACATTCGAAGATACCTATGTAATTGATCAGTTTCACGATATACTCGTTGAGGGTTCTACACTTATGGCTCTTGCAAGTCAGGCTCTAATCGAGAAGGGACGCGAATTCACCATCACTGACAATGGGGTCAATTTTACTCCTCCAGCTATCGCTGAGCTTCTAACCACACAATATAGCACACTTCTAACAAGCTATACTGATAAACTCAAGATGATCAAAAACTCTATGCGCCCCAAACCAATCGGACTCGGGACGTTCTCGATGATGGGTTCAGCAAATCCACTAATCAAAAATCTTCGATTGCTGCGGGCGCGCCAGATCTTTTAGCCAGATTTCTTCAAGCACTCAATCTCTTCATTCTTCCTAATTTCCAAAGGAAAGGTGGCGAACATTCTATTGTCTCCATCACTTCCACCCCAGAGAACAATCTCTTGGACAGAGAACTCAATAGGCTCAATCTTCGTGCGCTTGATTTCACCTTCATTATAGGCGAGGGTTATATGTGGACGATACTCTTTGAATCGTTTGACATAATCAACCTTCTCTTTGCCCATACCACGCTTTAGTGAGCAATGTAGCTTTTGAAGTGTGGGGTTGATAATTGGAGCAATGATTGGATTTGGAACATTTGGATCACGAGCCGGAAAACAACTAACGCATCCAATCTTTACCCAGAATGGACTTGTGCATTGCGTAATTGAATAAGTCGCAACTATAGCTCTTGCCACCTTCTCAATTGGCACTTCTTCTCCTAAATCAAGAAGTGTAATGTGCAAGTGTGCAGTATCCTCTTTTTCTCCAGGAACATCTATCTCGTGAATTAGTCTTGCAGTTTCAGTGGGAATTCTTATACCGATAAAGCTCATTGGTGCCTCAATTTACCGTTAAACTCTAACCACTTCAAATATATCACGCAAGTCCAATAATTCAGCATACTATTGGACTTCTCTACGCAATGCCGAACTATTCAATCGACCAGGTCAAAAAGATTCCGCCGAAAATTCTACTGAAATTGATTCAGCGTGGAAAAGATGCGCTCAAAAAGAACCGTGTTTACAAGGACATGTGCAAAGATCATGGCGTATCACCAGAGATTATCGATGTTGTGCCAATGAAATTTGGTGATTTGGATGTTAGTGCACGCACTGAACGGGGAGTCATTACTCTCAGCTACAAGCTTCTAACAGATGGTTCATTTGAATCGGATGTGATGTATATCCTCCATGAGATGGAACATTATCTCTCACAGGTGTATGGCGAAAAGCCCACACCTGGTGCTTCATCAGGCGATTACCTAAAGAATCCAGCCGAGCAAGACGCCTTCATTCGTCAAATTGAATACATCGATGATATGTATGGTGAAGATAAAGCCGAAGACTACACCGATCATCTTCTCGATCATCACGACAAGAGCGGACGCGAACGAAAGAAACTCAAAGATAAGCTAATGGAAAACACCGATGAAAAGTAAACTCGCACAATTTACTGCTCTTGATAAAGGTCGTTTCCCGGAAGAACGAGAAGATTATGACTACAAGAAAAATAATCCAGCTCTTCCTTTCTACGGTAAAGAATATCTCTCAGAAAACTGGGAAAAGAATAATGATATCGAGCGTAGCCTCAGAGAGCAAGACACAAAAAGACGACAAGAGCTTGTCAAAAACCAACCAGATTACGGCAAACCTCTCAATCTAAATCTTCCAGAACTCACTCCTGATCAGATTCGTTATAACAAACTCTCTCCTGAGCAACTGGCAAGAATGCAGCAGAAAGATGACAAAGAGGCTGAAGAACATAAGAATAGAGGATATGCCTATTATACATTTTCGCCTCCTAACAAAAGACACCGAGAATCTAATGATCAGATCGTCCCAGATGATGCTAAAAAGACAATCTATCAGGCTTACGAGCGGTTTCGTCAAACAGCCAGCAGATTTCAAATTGCCTACACTGAAGCAAACACGCTTGCTAAAGATATGCCACAGATGGACTATAATCAATCGTATCTTGAGCTAATCAAAAACCTTCCTCAATTCATTCTGCAAGCTATCAAAGCACAACTTGGTTATCTATTCGGTATTGTGCCACAACGAAAGCATTACTATTACGGAAGCACAGCTACCCAACTACTCAACATTATCGATGAGGGTATAAACATATTCAACATTACTCCGCTTAATTACCAAGATGAATTGACCAAATTAGAGAATGCTACTCGTGCAATGGAAAAGATACTCGAGCAGTATGAGAAGCGAAAGAAAGTCCTCATCAAGCTTCCAGAGAAAGTCAATGAGGCGTCAAGAGACTTTCTTCGTTCAACAAAACGAAGAGATTTGCTCAAATGGATGGAAGAATACTTCGTGAATGATAAGCACGAATTTATCGGTAGTATCGTAAACTCTATTGTCGGTGGATATGGTATGGGTGGAAGTGCAGGCGCCAACATCATCAGCCTCGATGAATTGGAGAAGATCAAAACCTACAAAGCTATTCACGATAAAGCATCAGGGACGCAGGGAGCTGCATATCTTGGTCTTGCGAATAAAACCATACGCGAGCTACAAAAACGACTCACAGAAGAAGCTTCATCTCGTCTAAAAGCAAAACTCGGAACTCTACGTCTTATCCTACAAAGTGATATCGATGGTAATGACAAATTCACTGAATTCAAACGCTATCTGAACAAAAACTTCCGAATTGATCTCTCCTCTATCATACAGTTCTCTGATATGATCATCGATAAGCATTATACTCACTCTAATGAAAACAAGGAATATAGAGATTCTAATCCTGAGGGAAACAAGCAGTATATTCGGGATCAGAAAAAACTATTCGTCAATCTTTTCATTGACAACTTCGTTAAGAGTTTCGATAAGAGCTATCTACCAAGAGTAGATGAAGATGCCATCAAAGATATGGTTATAAATCTGCTGAAGGCACATTCAGACCAAGATAAGCTCGATGTGAAAACGCTATCAAAGCTCAATGAGAGCGTAATCAACGATATGGTGGCGAAAAGAATTCGTGCTCGAATAGCTGGTGCTCTTCCAAATTTCGGTGGCTCCTACTCGGTAGACAAACAGCTTCCGGACTTTGGAAATCTTGCAGAATTGGTCAAAGAGAACGGGAAATTCTCAATCGAATCTCTCACAAACCAAATGCATAGCGATTTGCCTTTCATTCCTAAGGAATTTGTTCTCAACTTCATTCGATCGCTTTTCAAAGGCACATCCTCGCAAGACTCGGATAAAATTGTAGGCTCATTTGAGGTTCTCAGTAATCTAAAAGACAAGAACGCCAAAATTGCTTCTCAACTCACTCTAAAACTTCTCGAGCGCAGCGGAAAGATGAACCCTGATACTTTCGCCAAAGTATTCACTAACTATTTCAAGCCACTAAAGCAATCCATTGAAAACTTCGTTCATCAAATGCCCAAAAGTTTCTCTATTGAATCATCTCTTGATGCTCATTTGATTGCTATTCGAAGCATCAACACAATCGATCAAGATCTCACCAACCTAAAGGAATTCGTTCAATTCGCTCATAATGAGGCTTCTGGTCTCACCAGAAAAGATCTCGATACAATCCTTAGAAACAAGAACTTCACTCAATTTGCAAAGCTCGGGATAGTCAAGAAGATTATCAAAGCATTCGCCTCTATTAGAGAAGAGGGCGGTATTTCCGGTATCAGAAAGAAATACGGATCTGCGATAAAAGCACTCGCCGAGCAAGACTACATAAGCAAAACTTTCTACGATAACCTAAACTTTGTCGTCAACTTCTTCAACTCAAACGAAACCATCAATCCATCGAGTGAAATGTTCAAGAAGGCATTTGATATAGCGTCCTCTATAGAAACAGATCTCGAAATACTTGAGATGAGCGCAGCATTTAGAGAACTGGTAAAGGACTATAAGCCAAAAGACAAACATCTTTTCAATCTGAATCTCAATGTCAATAGTCGTCTTCGTTTTCGCGTTCTAAAAGACAAGGATCCGAGAGCATTACGTGTGGGTATAGAAACAAATTGCTGCCAGCGTATCGGTGGGGTTGGTGAATCAGCGGCAAAAGACTCCTTTATCAATCCGCTTGCAGGAGTCCTTGTTTTAGAATGGAATAATGGTGGATCCTGGGAATTGCTTGCACAAAGCTACTTTCATTATGTCCCGGAGGACAATAGCTTCATTCTCGACAATATAGAGTCTAACTCGACAAATGTCAAGCAAAGTGGCGTCAATCTTGCAGCAGCCTACGCATATCTGGCTAAAAACACGGCAGACAAATTCAAGACCAAGTATTTTCTTGCTGGTAAACGCTACTCGAAAGTCAACCCACAGCACTTCGGAACCCATAGAATGGAGGATGATCCGAGAGAATTCGATCCACGATCTACTATGCATAGTAGCGGGTATGGTAGATCGGAGGTGTATTCTGACTGGGACGAAGATGATAGTATGGATTTACTTCAGCCTACAACTGATACACTACTACAGATAAAAGGACTTGTTGGCATCAAAGATGAGGCTCCAATTGACTCGGATGAAATCAAGCAAGCCTTTACGAAGGGGCTCAGAAGGATTATACTTGCTAATGCCGCAATAGCGGCGAATATAGCCGCATTTCATTGAGATGCCATACTACCTAAATCCCACGATAGATGGGCTTATTAGTGCGGACAGCAAAGGTGATGGATATACAATATCCCTCAAATTCGCCAAAGCTTTTCCGACTAATGTATCCAATAGTATCGGCTACAACATCTATATGTCAAGTGGTATTGCTCCAGTATTTGATGACTTGTTCTTTCGTCAGACTCCCGCATTCATATACATAGGGAATAAGACAAGTATTGATATCGTGGATTTGATTCCGGGGGAGCTATACCATTTCGGTGTTCGTTCTTTCGAGTATAACAACAGCAACTTCGATTTTAGCACTCTACCAGTTGTCAATAATAACCAGCTATACACATTCCCACAAAGTTTGCTTGCGAGCGACATGGAGCCTGATGATGGATATGCCAGTTTGCTTGATGCAAGCGAATTTCCAAACATTGAAAATGGGTATGCTCGTATTGCCTACGAATTGATTAGCTATTCATCGGTAGATTACGATAGCAATATGCTTCTGGGTGTCCAACGAGGGGTAGATGGAACATTTGCCGAGTTTCACGGAACAGATGGATATTATGCAGACGGATACTCATCAGGATACTTAAATCCAAACATGATCTTCTGGCCAACATTTCAGGAAGATGCCAATACTCGAGTTTCTGAATGCTGGAATAGGTTCGATGTGGGTCATTACTCGTATACGACAGTAGATGGGTATCATCAGAAGACGGTAGACCTATTAACGACGAGTATGGAGTATAGTGATGATGTAAACACGGGTTTCCCTGAATATGACTTCGCCGGATGGCATAGAACTGATCCGGTATTATTGCTCAATGGTACTTGTATTGGAAGCTACATAGGTGGATATCAGTGGTGTGCAGATAGTAATAGTAGCGTTGGACAGCAAGTGCGAGGATTGAATATTCAAGATGTGAATTTGCAGCGTCAA